TTTAAACTCACCTACCTTAGATACATCTTCAGGCATATTAATTGTAGTAATTGTTTCAAATAATCCTGACTGTATTTCTTCCCAGTCAGCTTGTTTCATCATAGGTATGTAACGTAATAATTTTCTTTTAACTAATTTACGTAAGCGATGATGGTATTCTATTTCATCTTGTACTTGTGTTTCTACTGGATGAGAATCTATATCAAGATACCAAATACGTGGTTCGCGATCCGTGACACGTAAGTTTGCATATACAGGATGATCTTGACCTGATGTGCCTACGCCAAACTTTCTTAATTTACATTTAGCTTTTTGACAAACACTAGCGATAGGTTGATCATTACATTTATACATATATTTCATGGCACCATCAGCTTTATCAGCGCCAACTTGTTTCATAATAATACCTACCTCATTAGTATTTAAAGGTGGATCCATGTATTCGCGGTTATATGTTTCTAATAAATTCTTCCAGTCATCAGGATTAGACTTACGATAAAAAATTCCCACATTAAATAATCCATTATTTCTTGTCCCTTCTGGATAGCCTTGATCCGTTAAAATTTCTAAACATGGAGGGCCATCAGCCATGTTATTATCTTCTACCTGTATTAATATTTTACCAATATCATCACAGACAAATTTATCATATAACTCAAAGAATTCTTCTAGTGTAGCACCTTCACCATTATCAAGAAACGCGTACCGTGTTTCGCCGTGATAAGGTAAGTTCAGCCACGATCCAGTGTCTTGCTCATCAGAGAGTTTAATTTGTTTAGGAAATACCTCCGCTTTTGCATAGCCAAGATGAGCGCGTATTTCTTTTAACTTTTCATCAAAGAGAAAAGCAGGTTGTGGATTTTTGGAAAATAAAAAAAGATGAGCGCCAAAAGATTTGGAGGCACACATCACTAATGGTAGTTTGTATTTTCGTATTTGTGATAATATTTTTTTATGATCCAAAGGGTACTCGTCAATATCAATACAGCCCCACGTACAAGTTGCATCGTCTCGAATGGGAACAATACCTAAAGCACGATCTTTTCCTTCCAGATGATCCTGAAACATTTGTAAAGTAGGTTCTTCATGAACTGTACGCATGCGTCCATCACGCTTGCCATTTTGTTTTGTTTGGGTGTACTCATAAAAACCGTGAGCTCTATCTAACCCATCAAATATATTTTTAAATTTTTCTACTTTCATAAATAATAATATAACTAGGGGCCTTGAAGGCCCCTAACCTAGATAATTAAGGTGATTACGATCCTAAAACGCCACTATCCACATTGGGTGTAACGTCTTTTAAACCGCTATCGTCATTATCATTATTTGCCTCTGGAGCAGGATCTATAGATCCTGATGTCACAAGCTCATGAAAATGTTTAGCCTCCTCCACTATATAAGATGGATTAGGAATATCATTGACTGATTTATCCAAGGTGATTTTCCATCCCCACCAATCATTCTTTTTATTTGCTTCTTGCACACCTTCCATTTTGTATACATTAGCAAACATTGGTAATGTTCTTAGTGACCCATCACTGGATTTAATTTTCTGATTCATCATCATCGTATTCCAATAACGGGATTTTTTATATTGTGTCTTCTGCATAATAATTTGGCATCGTTCAAACGATCCATCATCATTAATTCGTAATACAAAATACTCAGCCGTCGTTACAATATAGGTAGGAGAGATCGCTCCATTAATCATGTAATGATCTTCCCCATCCGCGCCACGCGTTAAAGCTGGCATGTCTTCAGGCTTATAAATTTTTACAGGCGCACCAGTCCCTTCACCTAAAGGTGACCACTCTACCCCACGTACTCTAAAGGCACATGGAACTACAGCTATGCTTTTGTAAAAGTCTTTTGTAACAGAATTAAAAATATCACCTTGCTCAAGTCCTTCTACAAACTTAGCATTTGATTTTTTAATCTCTGGTGTTTGAGAGCTAGCAATTTTTAAAAATGGTATTGCCATTTCTTGCGCACCAACATTTTCAAAGCCAACACCAATGTGGCTTGAAAAGTCTACAACATTAGTCGATATTTCACTTTTCTTTTTTTTCGTTACATCGTTCATCGTTATTTCCCTTTTTTAATTTTCACTTTGTTACCCATATACACATTAAATATATCTATAGGTAAATCGGTACCTTTATTTATTTGTTCGCCAACAAAGGCGTTCAAGGTCATAGGCTCGACCTTGCGTTTTTGGTCAGGAGCTAAACCATTTTGCTCTAAGTCTTCTACCAACTTAGATGCCTGATCATTATCTCCTTTACCAAACCTCACTGACACAATGTTTTTAATTAGTTCATCGTGGTTATTTTTTTCTAACCATCCAAAACATTCTGCTTCATTATCTTTAGTGATGCTCGCTTTATAAAAGGGTTTATAACTTATTGCTTCACCACTCGTCAGTTTAATCTCTTTAACTCCTCGTTGCTCCATCATCTGAACAATTGAATCATTCATTTGTTGTAGCTCGGATTTTTTTCTTTTAACGTCGTTTTCTAATGAAAGTATTTCGCTTTCAATTTGTAAATATCTGTTGGATGCTTCTGACACATCTTTAACCTCAGATATTTCTACTTTATTTTCTTCAGGTAAAAAATTTGTAAAATCAACTTTCTCTGTCATAGTTATTCCTCTCGTGTAAGTCTATCTGTATGGGGAGATATGTATGCGATTGGCGATCATATTTTAAAAGATTATATCGGCCACGATTATTTTCTGCAGCAACAGAACAACAAAGACCAATCATTGATGGATCACCAATCAATAATAAATAATCTTTATCATTAAAATCTTTTAATATATTTTTAGCCTTACGTATCGCTGGTCCAGGTGATAACATAATTTGTTTTCCCTCCTCAAATATAGGAATTAGTTTTCCATATTCCTGAGCAGTGATTACATTAAATCGAGATACCTCTTGGATAACGTACACATTTCCTTTGTTTTCTGAGTCTTTCATCTTTCTAGGGGAGTCTATATTATTTTTATTTTAATTATACAAGAAAAATGTTATCGTTTTTAAATTTTATAATTTAGAAAGTTATGCCGAAATATAAATATAGTTTTAAAACAACGCCTTACGAGCATCAATTAGCATCTATGGGGGCTATGTTAAATCATTTTTCTAAGCAAAATAAAGAGTTTGCGTTGCTTATGGAAATGGGTTGTGGAAAAACTAAAGTATTAATTGATGCGTCTTCGTTTCTTTATGACAATGGATATATTTTTGGTTTACTCGTTATTTGTCCTAACGGTGTTAAAGGAACGTGGGTTAAAGAAATTGAAACACATATGCCAACACACGTGGATCGTAACGTAGTAGTATGGACAGGACAAAAAACAAAAAAGCATGAAGAAGAATTACAAACATTATTTATTACGGAACCTGCGAAAGTACATTTTAATATTTTAATTATGAACGTTGATGCGTTTACCACGGACCGTGGACGCAAGTTTGCTGATAGATTTCTGATGACCCGTCAAGCATTGATGGCTGTTGATGAAAGCACGATCATTAAAAACTCAACCGCGTTACGTACCAAAGCCATTACCAAGCTTGGTAACTTAGCGCGTTATCGTGTTATCATGACAGGATCCCCTATTACTAAATCTCCTGAAGATCTGTATGCGCAATGTAACTTTTTAAATCATGAACTATTAGGTTTTAGTTCTATTTATACATTCAGAGCGCGTTACTGTCAGATGCAGCGATTATCTTTTGGTGGTCGATCGTTTAATAAAGTAACAGGATATAAAAACTTAGAAGAATTAAATTATAAGTTACGACAATTTTCTTATCGTGTTTTAAAAAAAGACGCGCTTGATCTTCCTGATCAAGTATGGATGAAAAGAATTGTTCCAATGACAACGGAACAGCTTGATGCGTACATGCAAATGAAACGCACTGCTTTAGTGCAACTCAAGCAAGAAACATTGACAACTACGTCAGTGCTCGCTCAAATGATAAGGCTTCATCAAATAGTTTGTGGTCATATGGCAACCGATGATGGTAAAATATTATCGTTACCAAATAACCGCGTTAAAGAACTATGTGCTATTCTAGAAGAGCACGGTGATAAAGCGATCATTTGGGCGAATTATCGTCATGACATTCAAGAGATTGAAAAAACATTATTAAAAAAATACGGTCCGCGCTCCGTGGTCACGTATTATGGAGACACACCACAAAATATTAGACAAGAAAATATTAGACGATTTCAGGAAGATGAAGATACACAATTCTTTATTGGTCAACCTATGACAGGTGGTAGAGGTATTACGTTAACTGCAGCTAGTCTTGCTGTCTTTTATTCAAACAATTATGATTTAGAGATCCGTGAGCAAGCAGAGGCACGTAACCATCGTATTGGTACAGAAGATAAAGTCACTTACATTGATCTTGTTTCAACAGGAACAGTTGATGAAAAAATTATTTATTCACTACGAAATAAAATAAACTTAGCTACATCGGTGTTGGCTGAGGATATAAGGAAATGGTTAATATGATTTCATGTCACAATTGCAAAGGAAATGGATATGTCAGACTATCATTTGAAGCAGAAACCAACATTGAACAGTGTAAGGTTTGTCGCTCACAAGGGATACTCATTGAAAATAAACACTACCACCAAACATGGACCGAAGGTGAAAACGGCGCCGTTGCATACTACTACGGACCACCGCTTGACCCAGAATGTTTCAAAAACTACACGATTTCGGATGAGTAAACCAGTTATAGAGTTTAAGGGAGAGCCTCCCTTTTAGAGTTCCAAGCGAGTTATTCACAATTTTCCTCCTTAAAAAATTAGGTTGCTCGCTTGGAAAAAATTACATATAATTCGCCTAAATATAAAAAAAGGCAAAGGTTATGTTGTTACCTAATAGTCCTGTAAGAAAAATATCTCAATGTCCAAAATGTGGCGAGGTATCTCTTAAATTTTATAACCCTCAATATAATAAAGTTTTAAAAAAAGAAGAGTGGGAACAGGTATTATCAGATGGTCTACAGGCCCTGAGAAAAGTTCTCGGACCTGTAAAAGAAGACCCAAAGTTTTTTATGGATTAATTGTTAAGACGTTCATCTATTATTTTACCAATGATGAACACCATGAATCCAATACCAACTAGGGCTAAGAGTATTAGCCCTAATAAAATATGCGTTATCATGATGACTCTTCAACAATCTTTTCTAATTGCATTGGCCTTGATAGCTTTGTTTTTTTACACATTAAATCAAGCAACTTTCTTGTCTTCGCTGTAATCATTTGATTGTAATGTGTTAATTTTTTCTCTTTCTTTTTCATGTTCATCCTTAAAATTGTAACACCTGATACATAAATGATCAGGATATTTATTCTTTATCGCTATCATCAACCACTGATGATAACGTCTATTGCACGATTTACAATCGTGAAACTCATCAAACATTCCCATTATTTTTTTAACTCTCCTTCTCTTTGCCATGTGTCTTCTCCTCTAACTGGTTTGCTATACACGCCAGTTGCAGGATATAATGTTTCAAGATCGTTTGCTTGCCAACCAATAACACCATTGTATTGATTAGCTATGAGATGAAATTTAATTAAATCAATTCTTCTTTTCTTCTTCCTAAAAAAATTAAAAAATTTATTCATGAAGCCCTCCTATCTCCTTTATTAAACCTGACTAACGTTCCGCCGAGACGCCTAACGTTAGCTTCGGCACACGCCTCTGCAAACTCTTGTTCGCATTTTGACTGACAAAAATAAAAAGATTTAGCTGATGTTGCGTACCCTAAATCCTTCCCTATGGTATTCAATCCTACACCAAAAGTATTGCGACGGAACTGGCCGTCGCAATTAACACATTTACTGACTATCGGATTACCTTTAATCATTGATCCTCCTGAACATTATCATCAGCATTTATAACCTCATCTATTCCACTTATGACAAGGTTATCTTCATTATGA